AATGAGGCAACCGGCGAACCTGTATTCGACGAGGACGGCGATCAAGTCTATGTCCGACGCTTCCGAACAGCTTACGACGAAATGGCGCGAAAGAATGCTAAGTCGACGCTATGTTCGGGTATCGCGTTATACATGACGGGTTTCGATGGTGAGGGTGGCGCAGAGGTTTACAGCGCCGCCACAACACGCGACCAGGCGCGTATCGTGTTTGATGACGCAAAAGCGATGCTACTGAAGGCACCTAAAACGTTAGGGCGCATCTTCGGGCAATATAAACTTAATATTCATCAAGCGAGCTCAAACTCTAAGTTTGAACCACTTTCAAGCGATGCGGATAGTCTCGATGGGCTAAACGTTCATTGTGCCATCATCGACGAGCTACACGCACATAAAAAGCGTGATGTATACGACGTGATAGAAACGGCGACAGGCTCACGCTCTCAGTCGTTGATATTCTCAATTACAACAGCTGGATTTAATAAAGAAGGCATTTGCTACCAGACCCGAGATTACGCGATCAAGGTGCTAAAGGGGCTAATTGAAGACGATACCTTCTTCGCCGTGATTTATACGCTAGACGAGGGCGACGACCCCTTCGATGAAAATAACTGGGTCAAAGCTAACCCAGGGCTAACGATTTGTAAGAGTCTTGCGGACATGCGCCGGCTAGCAAAGAAAGCATTAGAAATCCCGGAAGCTCGCAACAACTTTTTAACTAAACATTTGAATATATGGACATCTTCGGCGATAGCCTGGATGGACATGATCAAGTGGGAAAATTGCCCGCCGCTAGAAGCGCGTGAAACGCTCAAGGCGGCTCCGTGTTGGGTTGGCATAGACCTATCACAGAAAATCGATATTTGTGCCGCGGCGACGCTTTGGCGAGCACCTAACGGGCATACTCATGCAAGGTTTAGATTCTGGCTCCCCGAAGGGCGTTTAAAATCATGCTCAAAGCAAATGGCCGAACGATATCGGGGCTGGGCAGATAAGGGTTTCTTAATCCTGACAGACGGTGACGTTATAGATCATGAGTTTGTTAAGTCAGATTTGGTCGAATGGCTCGCGGGTTGCAACGTCCGTGAAGTCGGCTTCGACCCGTGGAGTGCGTTACAGTTCAGCCTATCGCTAGCCGAAGAAGGGCTCGAACTGGTCGAAGTGGCGCAGACGGTGAAAAACTTGTCGGAGTCAATGAAAACGGTGGAAGGCGAAGTCTATGCCGAGCGATTCCACCACGACCACAATCCACTGATGGCGTGGATGATGAGCAACGTTATAGTCAAGCCAGATAAAAATGAAAACATTTTCCCAAACAAAGAGACGCCGGAGAATAAAATCGACGGTCCCGTCTCGCTGTTCACCGCGTTTTCTCGTGCTATTGTCAACGGCGGAACTGACCCGCGCGACATCAATAAACTAATCAACGATCCGATCATGGCAGGTATTTAATGAGTAACGAAAATAAGCCGGGGCGCGTGAAGTCGGCGATTCTGTCGTGGCTTGGCGTCGACATCCGAATGACCGACAGTGCGTTCTGGTCTGAATTGTCCGGCAAATCATCAAGCGGGCAAATCGTCAACGCCGAGAAGTCGCTACAGCTTTCGGCAGTCTGGGCCTGCGTGAAACTGGTATCTGAAACGGTGGCAACGTTACCGTTTAAGATTTACGAAAAAGACGTCAACGGTGAAAAGCGGGAAGCAAAAAACCACCCATTATATCGATTGTTATGTGTTAAGCCCAATCCGGAAATGACGCCGACGCGGTTCGTACAGTTCATTATCGCGAGCATTCTTCTACGGGGGAACGCGTTTATAGAACAACGATTTTACAAGGGGGTAGAACTGGCGTCCTTAAACCCGCTATTACCGCAAAACATGCGCGTATCAATGGGGGATAACGGCTTGCTGCAATACGAGTACACCGACCCATATAGCGGGGTAAAGCGCGATATAGACCGCGAGCATATTGTCCATTTGCGAGGCTTTGGCATTGACGGGGTTATTGGGCTCGACCCAATGAAAGCGGGCAAAGAAGTCATAGGGACGGCGCTATCAACGAATGAGGCGTCAGGCAAGTTCTTCGAGAATGGCTTACAAGCGTCGGGCTTTATCACGGCAAAGCAAAACTTGACCGCAGAACAACGCGATGGAGTACGCAATCAAATCAATAAATTCGTCGGCTCTAAAAACGTCGGTAAAGTGATGGTCCTCGAAGGCGATCTTGATTATAAAGCGATCACAATCAACCCTGAAACGGCGCAGCTTATTGAAAGTCGCGGCTACAGCGTCGAGGAGATTTGTCGCTGGTTCGGTGTCCCGCCGGTGATGATCGGGCATATGGACAAGGCAAGCTCGTGGGCGTCAAGTCTTGAAATGTTGTACACGTTTTTTCTAACAACGTGTTTACGTCCTATCCTGGTCAACATTGAACAGGAATACAAACAGCGGCTATTTAACAGTGACGAACGTTATTATGTTGAGTTTAACGTTGAAGGCTTACTCAGAGCAGACAGCGCAGGCCGTGCAGCGTATTACAACCAGGGATTAAACGACGGCTGGTTATGTCGTAACGAGGTCCGGGCAAAAGAAAACCTACCGCCAATCACAGGCGGTGACAAATTCACAATTCAAATGAACATGACGACGATCGACAAGGTCGGCGAAGAACCTACCGAGGAATAAAAATCATGCCTTTTAATCTGAATCAGCTACTCGCTGAGGGTAAGCCGCACGTCGAGTTTAACGTCCCGCAATCCGCGTTTGATAAGTGGCACCCAGTACGCGCGGAGAAAAGCGACGCGTCGAACGTAATCAATATTTATGACGTTATCGGATATGACTACTGGACGGGGGAAGGGGTGACGGCGAAAAGCATTAGCGAGCAACTTGAGGGAATGGGGGATGTAGTCGTCAACATCAACAGCCCCGGCGGTAATGTGTTCGAGGGCTTGGCAATTTATAACATATTAAGCCAACACCCTGGCGAAGTTACGGTGAACGTTGTTGGCATAGCCGCGAGCGCGGCGTCAGTTATTGCGATGGCCGGCGACAAAAGATACATCGGCAAAGCGGCCTTTTTTATGATCCACAACTGCTGGGGGGGTGTGTGCGGTAATCGACTCGATTTAATTAGCTTTGCCGAGCAATTAGAGAAGTTCGATAAAGCAATGGCGGGGATTTACGAAGACACTACCGGGCTACCACAAACCGACATTATTGCAATGATGGACGGCGAAACATGGATCGACGCCAGCACCGCAGTCGAACAAGGTTTCGCGACGGGCATCTCAAAAACCAAGGCCACCGCCGCACAAGCGAACGCAAATGCGGCGATCAAAATGCTGGACACGTTACTCGCGCGAAACGGAGTACCCCGTTCCCAGCGCCGCGAGCTTTACAACCAAATCAAACACGGTACGCAGAACGCTACCGAAAACCACGACACGCCGAACGCTGTCACCTCTGCCGAGCTTGAAGAACTTCGAGCTACGGTAAACACATTCAAATCATTAATTGAAGGTAAATAAAACATGTCAGAGATTGCAGATTTATTAAAAACGGTTCAATCAGAGTTACAGAAAGCAAACGACAAGATGGACGCGCGCGCCGACGCAGCGCTTGCGGAAGCTCGAAAAACAGGTGACTTAGTACAGGAAACTAAAAATGACGTCGATAAACAAGCGACGGAATTAAACGCGTTAAAAGCGGCACAAGAATCGTTGCTCGCGGCGGTAGGCGACGTTAAGCAAAACATTGCTAATCTGCCGGTAAGCCACGCGCGAAAAGTAATTCAAAGCGCCGGTCGTATTCTGACCGAAAGCGATCAGCTAAGCGGCGTATCTTCTAACATGCAGGGCGGTCAACGTATTAACGTTGACGTTAGCGCAGCGTTGACGTCTGTAGACGTAGCCGAAGGTGTCGTTGAGCCGCAGCGTTTGCCAGGCATTAGAGAGCTACCGAAACAGCGCTTATTTATTCGCGATCTGTTATCACAAGGTACAACCGAATCCCCGGCAATCTTCTGGGTACAAGAAAAAGGCTTCACGAACAACGCGAAACCCGTACCGGAGAACACAACAAAGCCGTATAGCAATATTGAGTTTGAATCTAAGATCACTCCGGTCACGACGATTGCACACATGTTTAAAGCGTCGAAGCAGATTCTGGACGATTTTAAACAACTGCAAAGTAAAGTTGATATCGAACTACGTACGGGGCTGAAATACGTTGAAGAACAACAAATTTTATTCGGCACCGGTGGCGGGGCTAATTTAGAGGGTATCATCCCACAGGCAACAGCGTTCAACGCACCTTTCGTTGTTGATAAACAAAATGGGATCGACGTACTTCGCTTAGCGATGTTACAAGCCCAGCTCGCCCGCGCTCAAGCGTCCGCGCACGTCTTGCACTTCCTTGACTGGGCTAAGATTGAGCTAATCAAAGACGAGCTCGGCCGCTACATTCTGGGCAACCCAACAGGAACACTAAACCCGACACTATGGGGCCTGCCGGTTGTCACAACCGAAGAAGCTCAATTTATGGGTAAATTCTTAACGGGTGGATTCGACACCGCGGCGCAGATTTTTGACCGTGAACAAATGAATGTCGTAATTAGTACCGAGAACGCCGACGACTTTGAAAAGAATATGATTTCAATTCGTTGCGAAGAGCGTCTCGGTCTTGCGGTGTACCGCCCGGAAGCGTTTATCTACGGTGATTTTTCAATTGCCACGCCAGCGGTAGCAACAACAAAAGCGGCTAAGTAAGAGTAAGCGGGGGTGTCATGCTAGACATTGAAATCGTAAAGCAGCAATGCAAAGTAGAACACGACGACGATAACGCCTTACTTTCTGTCTATACGCAAGCCGCAGCGGGCCACGTCGAAGCATACACCGGCCGCACACTTTTTAAGGACGCGGACTGCGTAGCGGAAGGCGTTGACGCGCTGGTATTAAACGCGGCGGTTAGTGTGGCAATGCTGTTGCTAATCGCGCACTGGTACGAGAACCGGGAAGCGGTTGTCGTGGGTACAATCACGGCGACACTGCCGCTCGCGGTTCAATCACTGTTACAACCGCATAAGATTTACGGGGTGTAATATGCTAGTGGGTAAAATGCGCGAACGGCTTACGCTTGAAAAGCCCGTTGAGAATAAGGACTCAGTAGGTCAGACGGTTAAAGGCTGGGCGGCGGTGGGTGAAGTGTGGGGCGAGGCGATCACGTTAAGCGGGCGAGAATTGTTAAAAGCGTCAGCAGAGAAAGCCGAGTTAAATATCAGTTTCAGAATTCGCTTGCGGTCTGATGTTCGGGCCACATGGCGGGTTTTATATAACGATGGCACATACTACATCAAGGCGCCCCCCATTTGCGATCGTAAAAAGGGCGAGTTGCTTCTCCTTTGTTCTGCGGGGGTGGCGAATGGATAGTGTTATCCTTGGGCTGGACGGGCTTGCGGAGTTGGAAAACGACTTAAAACGATTAAGCCAGAAAGAACAAGATCAGGTCATGCGTAAAGCGGTC